ATAATGGTGGCACCCGTGGCAGAAATTGTGCTCTCGTCGTCGCGTGACGTGTGCCAGATAAGGCTACCGAGCGCTTCAACTTGAGACTGTTCGACAGTGGCAGCATCAGGAATCTCAGGTTTGTCGCCCACCAGGAAGTAGTGATCGCCAGAGATCTCACCCCAGCCGTCACCGGAGTAGAACAAGAAAACCATTCCTTCAACGGCGCGCAAGATGACCAGCTTCTGCCCCTCTTGGACATCTTTGGGGTCGACTTCTTTCAAGTCGCCTATCGGTGAATCAATCATTTTGTGGAACCTCCCTTTGTTAGCGCCTTACGCAAGCTCCTGTTGAGCTCCAGTCGGCGGGCTAGTTGTGTGTCAATAATGTCTTCATCGGTTGAACCTTCGGCAATAATTTCGTACTGGATTACCCCTTCGGTTCTCACTTGCCCGCGGCGATCCAGCCGGCCGAGCAACTGTGTTTCGCTGGCAAGATCTCGCGACTTGTTCAACGACACCAGCACGCCCGACGCAGCCTGTAGCCCGTCAATGCCCGTGCCGATAGCTTCGGTAACGCCAACAATCACGTCATACTTTCCAGCCTCAAAATCTTCGAGAGCCTGGTCGCGAGCTGCATCTGTCGCCGAGCTTGACCACTCGAACGCGCGAAGGCCCTGGGCCTTCAATCTGTTGACTGCCAGTTCAGCAAACTTTTTCGAGTTTGTCGCGGCCACAATCGGCTCGCCAACCTTCTGCATGATGGTGATAAGCGCATCCAACTTCGGGCTGTCCGCGTCCGGGGCGAACACAACATCCCACAACGGCATCTTTCGATCGTCGACGGCTTGCTTCGTCAAACCATCTTCGGCAATGATCCAGCCTTCGGCCAGCTCCCACTCAGTTGACCCTTTCTTCGGCTTCCATGGCCGGGGGATGATCGACGGCATCGCGAGTGTCATCTGCGACAGGCGCAACGTGCGAACGACAGGCATCTTCACAACGAGCGCCTTCCGCTTGCGTTCCACCAGTGGTAACGCCTTCCAATGCTCGGTCTCAATGTTCAGGTAGGAAAGGTAGTCGCGCTGCAACTGGGTGATCGCTTTTTTCTGACCAGACGTGAGCTCGACAGTTTCTCGAATCACAATCGGTTCCGGCAGATGCGCCAAGAAACCTTCGGGGTGAAACTCGCAGCATTCGGCGCGCTTGAAATGTTGGATCCAACACGGCATGAGGCTCGCAAAATGACCAGGCTCAATCTCGCCAACAACTTTGCGTTGCCCGGGGGCGAAATGGTCGTACTCAGTGCGGCAGTAAGTGTCGATCCAGCGGTTCGCCGAAATGTCTGCAATGTCACCGTGGCCGTCACGCTCGGGGTGCATGAACCGGGCGATAGTCCATGCGTTCTCAAACAGGTTTCGGTACATCGTCCCCGACATGGGGATGCGATGGCCGGTCGACTTCGAGAACTTCATGAGCGCTTTACCACCGGCCTTATCCCTATTGCCGAGCAAGTGCGCTTCGTCAACGATTGTCAAATCTGGGCGAATGTGGTGGGGCTTCCAGCGGGTGAACGTTTGCGGGGTCATGAGGTAGTAACCTTCTTCACCCCATTCAAGATCCGACATCGCCTGTTTGCCGGGTTCGGTGCTGTCAATCTTCTGGACGCGTGCCCCTTCGTCGACTTCGCCGATGGTGCGTCGCCACACCTTCTTGTGTGTTCCTTGCGGGGCGATGATCAGCTTTGTGGGCAGCCCGCTACGTCGTGCGGCTTCTGCTGCAATAACCGTTTTGCCGGCGCCAGTCTCGGCGACAACCGCGCCCGTCATGTTGTTGGCGAGAAGCGCCTGAATGTCGGCCTCTTGAAAATCGTATGGCTTGAGCATTGCGCCTCCAATCTGTTGAACGTTTAGTTTGTGGAACCGGCAGGACTCGAACCTGCAACCGGATGCCTCCGTGTTCAGCCAATTGAACTACGGTCCCTAGTGGTTGCCGCCTAGCCGGGGGAAGAATAGACGGCAACCGGCTTAGTTATGCTCGGGCGAACTTACGCGCCGCGAGCATGAGTGCTCCACCGATGGGAAGCAGCGCGAGCCACCAGGCTCCAACGATGTCACCGCCACCCGTATAGGGGAGAGTGTCAGCTTTCGCTACCGGGACGGTCGGCAATTCTTCTGCCACCTTCGGGCAAGCGTTGGCTTCCAACTCTTCTTTAGTGAGCCCACGAGTCTGGGTTTCGTCGACGACTTCGGTTTCACCTTCAACCCACTCACCTTCAATGAAGATGTAAGGCGTTGTGGATACGGTTCGCGCCCAATTGCTCACCGTCGAGTCGCACTCGTAACCAGTCTCAACCCATTCAGTAATGACGAGCTCGTCGGCGGGCTGTTCAGGAATGCACGGCGTCGTGGTGCCCGACACGTTGTAGTCATACTTCGAGTCGTCCCACGCTGTAACCACAATGCTCCAGTCGTGAGCCGTGTAGCTGTTGGCGAACGGGTAGTCAGCCGAGAACTTTTTACCAAAAGTTGTGTCCTCAACAATCACGCCGTCAATGGTCACAACAATTGTGTTGGCCTTCGCCGGAATCGCGTCAACGCCGGGGACGGTCTCAATGGCTTCCTGCCCGGGGTCGGTCATGACCTCGATCGTTGGATCTCCAATGGCCTCGTGCTCGATGATTTCAGTCCAAGCAGCCTCAACTTCTGTTTCCCTAGTTTCATCAGTCGAGCGCCATCCGAGACTGTTCTCGTTGTCGTCAGCATTCCAGTTCGGATTCGTCGACCACTTCACCTTGTTGATGAACGGGTAGAACTTGTGAACGAACTTATATTCAGTCTCGAACACAGCTTCGTGCTCGATGGTTTCCGTCCGCGCCTCAACGTAGTCCGGGTTTGCCTGAGTCTCGAACGTTGGCGCGATGTAATCCTGGCCGGGGATAGCCGGTACGGCATCCTGGGCCGGAACCTTCTTGGCGTACTTGACCAGATCCACCGTCAACACTGTGCAGTCAACTGTGTGGCTGGGCGTGTGAGCGCTCGCGGGAATCGTTGCAGCTGCAACCAATCCACTAGCAAGCATGAGGGTCACGAGGCCCTTGGCAATCATGTTTTTCACTTATTTCTCCTGTTCGTTTGTTGGTGCGTTTTTGATTTCCTGCTCAACCATCTCGGTGAGATGATCTCCCCACTCGCTGACTACTTCGACGAGCGTGTTGCCGGTAAAAGCAACCTCGCCAACGCCGTCGCCGTCAGGGTTCCGGCATGAGCATGTTGCTTCCCAAAGACCTTGGCCGTTCGGGGCAAACGTGTTTTGTTCAACGTTCTCGATCTCGTGCTGGTCCATGATTATGATCCCCTAACACTTGGGGGCGCCGGCAAAATCTCCGTCTGCCCGATAGAAGTCACAACAAAGAGTATGACCAGTGATACGACAATTGCTAGTAGCACGAGGACAACCAAAACGTCGGCAACCCTGCCGATTGTCGGCTGCTTGAAATCTCGGCTCACGAGTGGTCATCCAAACGGTGCATCGCTTCGGCGCGGGCAACAGCTTGCCCATAAGTCTCGTTGGCGCGCTCAGCGCCATAAGTGGTCTCTCGGCCATTCTTGGCCGTAGTCAGCCGCGCGGTCGCATTGCGTCGATCTTCGGGAATGTTGCGCGAGATCCGAATGATGACACTGCCGTCAGGCATGATGTCGCCAACCTGCATTGTTCGGTACTTGCTGTCGTCGGTGATCTTAGCCATGGTGAGCCTCCTTGTTCCTTGTGGTGTGTGAACGAATATACATTACTTTTAGCCGGCGGGCTACCTTTTAGATTGTTCCGTCTTCGTGCATCTCGGCAATCTCAGCTTTCAGCTTGCGTAAGCGTGCCTCTTCGTTCTGTGGCACTTCACTGCCGTTGAGCATCTGCTCGACAACCTTGTCCGTTATCCGAACCGGCTTACCGTCAATATGTTCAAGACTGTACGAAATCTCGAGAATGGTCGCTTCACCCCGGGCCCAAGAAATCTGTGCCCGTAGGGTGGCCGCGCGTTCCTTTGTGGCGTGCTTCTCCATGTAGGCAATCACTTCGGCGCGTTGCTCTTCTGATGTTGTCGCGCGCCCGAGCACAGTACCGTTTGACGTCCTGGTCGGCCCCAGTGTCGCCTGTGGCTCGATAACTCCGAGATCAATCACGCCACACCGACCATGTATAGAAACACCACAATGACGGCCGTGTAGATCGCTGCACATTTCAGAATTAGCACAGTGAGCTCAATCGGGCTTGCTGGCTTAAACTCCCTCTTGTCGCTCATGACTGGAGACCTACCCACTCGGTCAGCATGGATGTGAGCGACTTCGGTGAGATCGCGGGGACATCTTCAAGCTCGAATGTCAGCCATCCGGGTAGTACCCCATTCTCGTGAGTCTCCGTCATGGGATCCTCAACAATTGAGAATGTCAGTTCACCGTCGACGTCTAACCCGTAAGAAACAGTACCTTCAAGAATCTTCGGGTAATCGTCAGCGGTCGCCGTTGTGGGGAACCCGATGAAACGTACCTGAATCTCAGTGTGTTCATCATTCGCCCAGGCGAACGCGTTGAACGCTTCGGGCGCTTCGATCGAGCTGGTCTCCATGTCTTCTGTGCGCTTCAACCAACGGTAAACAGTGCCGCGGTCGAGCACGCCCATACCGTCTATTGCGATGACCGAGATGGGCACGCCAAGCTCACGGGCTTTCCGAATCTCCATTGCCAAATCAAGCTCTACGACGTTCAACTCTTCTTTCAGTGCCGCGCGGATCCGGGCCTCAATTTCGGCCTTACCTTTCTTGAGCCTGTCGCGCGCCTCGGTTACAGCTTCAACGGCAAGCTTCTGAGCATGGTTCATGGTGTTTCTGCGTGTAGTCATTTGCTGCCTTCAATCTGGATCGCTTCGGTCGCTACGCGTCGCAGCTCGGTGTAAAGCCATGTTGCGTAACCGTCTGGGATTTCGCTCTCGTACTCTTTCAAGAAAGCGATATGAGTCTCCACCTGATTGTGAATCCGGGTTTCAACCGTGACACAATCTGTCGTTTTCATGTCGGCAGTAATCACCTTGATGGAGGCGTTGAACAGTTGTGTGTTCATGTTGGCGTAGTAATACGCTTGCATTTCCTCTTCATGGTCGAGCTCAGGCTCCATGGCCCAGGTGATTGCCATGGGGAACTGGCTGAGCCGGTATTCGCCATCATCGTCAGTGCTGAGCACTTGCCAAGCTCCATGGTCCAGCCCGTTGTGTTTGTCGTATGAGGACATCACAAAAATCTTGTCGCGGTTATGTGGGGCCAGTGTGCTGTAGATCGAGCGGCGTTTCGGCAACTCACTGTGCTTGCGCTCATTCTTCGCCCCAGTCCAGCCGGCAACAAGCAACTCAGCCTGTCGCGGGTCGAGGATCGCATCTTTACGCGTGAACGTTGAATCGTCTTCGCGTGTGATGTAGTCCTCTTCGAGATCAAACTGGAGTACATCATTGTTGGGCAGGGTAATCGAAATCTCGGTCATTAGTTTATGCCTTCCTCTGAATTGAAAATGTTGATTGCTTGCACGAGTAGTTGACCAGAACTGTATTCGTCACCTTCGGCCATGATGGTCAAAAGGTGCATCATGTCTATGAGCGCCCCTGTGACATCGCTAGTGTTGCTTTCACCCGTCCATGAGGCGAAATCAATACCTATCGACTGTGCAGCGCGTCGCGCTGAGCGTAGCTTCAATGCCGGCTGAACGTGGAACAGTTCAGAGTCATCTTTCTGCATCACAGCATCAACATGCTCACCGTGTAGGCTTTCCGCTTCACCAGGATCTCCCCCCAAAAATACGGAGTTGCATGAGCACAGCACGTAAAACGTTTCAGCGTGTGCGTTATAGCGCACCTTCGCATCCAAATGCAGCACGTCTAAGGGTGTGCGCATGTTGTCGATACGAAACTCTGTGCCCGCGTTTGCAGCGGTTAGCATGACCAGTTCGTCGATCGCCAGCTGTGCGGTTAGTGGTGACTGTATTGTCTTCCACTGGTTATTGATTTTCTGCTGAACTTTAGGCATTTCTGGATCTCCCAATCTCTAGCGGTTAGTGGGGGTTAGTGTCGGTGCGCTGTGCGCTCCAGCCATGTCTTCGGCGTAGTTGTTTCCCAGCGCCTTCCATGCGACCTTTGCGTCATGATCCCAGCGCTCAGACTGTTCCATCGCAGCCTTACTGAACGCGCCTTTCTTGGCTGTGTGCTTGTAAGGCGTGACCGGCTTGTATGTGCTTCTGTAGTTCGGGTTTCGGCGGGCATCCATCCACGCCTGTAATTCGTCGCTTACGCCCCCGAAAGCTTGCGCCATCGTATCGCTCGGCGGGGTGTGGCCCAGGGCCGCGCTTACCGGCTTAGGCGCGGCCAGCTTGCGCGCTTTCAGCTCAGGCTTGGTCATGCTGAACAACTCCATAATGTCTGTGAGTTGTTCCTCCGTCACGGTAACGCTGTAGTTGTTGCTCATTTTGTACCTCCGAAAATGTTGATGAAACGAATAAGGGTATGACGCACGCGTTCAACGTCCGCCCGTGTGTTGACCGCGAGAAACCCAGCGCTTCGCGCCATGGATGCCTGTGTGCATGTCCCCAAAATGTACGCCCAGTGTTTTGCGCATCCCACCGAGCTGTAACCGCCCGCGATTGCTTGGCGTAGTTCACGCAAAATCTGCTGCTCAGACTGTGTGTTATCGGGCACAGCTGACATCTTCGAGATCCGCGCGTAACGGCTTAGCGTTTTATGCGCAAAACGTACTTGCTCCTGTGTGCGGAAATCTCCGAAACCGCGCTTATGGGCAGACTCGGGATCCCCCAAAATGTTTAGGTGATCTGCCCACTCCAGCGCGATAGTTCTACGCACTTCTGGGCGCGAACCCTTGAGCTCAGCCAGTAACGCCATAGCCGGCGTTTGCACCAGGTTGGCGATCCTCTCACGCTCGTGCGCGCGGTTACGGGCAACATTTTCCTCGTGATTGTTCAGCGCATCCACTAGGCCCTGGGCCATGTTGCGCATGTCCTCAAGATCCCCCGTGAAGATGTAACGCAATTGGTTGCCTGAATCCTCCAGCATAAGCACGGGGATCTCACCTTCGGGCGTGCCCATTTGCGTGTCTTCATCGACAGCGTGGTTAGGCACTACCTCCGCGATTATGTCCCCCGCGTGTGATGCGTTTGTGGTGTAACCCATGATCAGTTGCTCACTTTCTGGATCTTAGTGATCTTGCCGTTGACTACGGTTACGGTAACGTCCGCGCCCATGTCCACGCCCCCGTTAATGTAGCTCTGGATGTCATAGCCGGCAGCTGAATCGTCTTCGATCTCCAGTGATCGCGTTTCCAGCCAATAGTGATTCCGAAAACTCAGTGCTGCCTTATAGCGCGGGTTTCCGCTAGGCGTGTTGTTCAGGCGGTCCGCGTGCCGAATCTTTCCCACAATTTCGGCGTTGATTTCACTATCAACGTTGTTGTCGATCGAGTTACTGTATTCGCGAATGTCATTCATGTTGATAGGCATCTCTATTTTCCAATCTCTGCGTCTTTTGTGGTGGGGTTTTGAATCTCAAACGGCTTATGCGCCATCGTCCAGCCTTCAATGTGTGGTTCGCACTCGTGGTGCGTTTCGGGGTGCTCGTCTTCGTACTCACATTCGTATGTGCCATAAATGGCAACCCAGTAACCGGGGGTGGATGTGATCAAATCCAGGATCGCATCGCTGAGCGTTTCGCTGTCGTGCATCCAAGGTCCGCTGTAGCTCCACTGGGCACTGTAGCCACTCAGGAGCAGTTGCCATCCTTGGATCTCTGTAGCGTCCGCTGTGCCGTCAGGATTCACCGCTTCGGGGGCGTACTGTCCAGCAATGTTTCCGACATAGTTACCGTTTTCAGTGATGGCAAATACTTGATCGAAATCAGTGTTTCGTATCGCCGCGTGGCATGCCTCTCGTGCAGTAGTTGCGAGATCTTCGATTGTGGATGTCATGTGGATAACTCCATTCCTTTATGTGGTGGATGTGGTGAGTCTGTGAGTGGAGCAAAAAGTGTATAAGTGTCGGTGGACATTATACATGCTGTATTTCCGTGTGTTGCTATGCAAATAACTTTAGCATGTTTCGCATGGATTAGGGGTGAAATACTACATGTATATTGAAGACCTACACTCTGGGCTCTTTGTACCGCTGTTATGTAGGGTTATAAACACTGGTCTCTTTACCCCTGTTACACATTGAACACTACACAATATGTATATATGTATATATGTAACTTACGTATATGCACATATGTAATATGGCTTGACCTGTTTTGAAAACGTACCTTGAAAACTGCGTTGGATAGGCTCATACACTTTTCGACGTCTGCTTGTGGATAACTACCCCGCCGGCTTAGGTGCGAATGTACCTAGTTCGGGTTTTATCGCTATGGAGCGCGCCCAGGATCGCCGGCAGATCTCCACCAGGCGCGAGCTCTGGAGCGCTCACGGTGTAACCATGTTGGACCTGGTCCACCGTGAGCGACTGCTAACCGATTGTGGGCAGTATGTCGGTTAGCGCTAATCCAGCGATCCCTAGGGCGATTAGTGCCAGTAACCCAAGGGTGGCTAGGCGCGCGCGGCCTTGCTTGCGAATGATTGCTACGCGCTCGGCGCGCGTGTTGGCGGCCTCCATGGCGTAATAGCTGGAGCGCGCCATTTGTGGCAACTCCATACCGATAGGGCGCGCGGCCTCACTGGAGCGAATGCCGCGCGCCTCCGTGGCGGTTAGCCAATCGTTTTCCCATGGCGCGGGCGTGGCAGGAATGACGCGTGCGTGTTTCCCGCTCATTTCGCGCCCCCTAGCTGGATCCAGATATTTACAGCGTTTTGTACGGCCTCCGCGTAGTCGCTACTAAGCCAATCAATGCCGCTGGATTCGTCGCAAAGATTGCCGTATTCGTTCGCGTCAACGTAATCATGCAGCTCCGAGAATGAAGCCACGGTATTGGGCACGCGCCCCGATTGGATGTCGTTCAAGATCTGGGAAATGCTGAACGCTACAGCGTTTAGGGTGTCTTGATAATTGGGGGTGCGCCCTAACCCTAATTCGGCAATTGTGGGCACTGTGTCGCCACAACACGCGCGCGAATACTGCCACGCGTCCACATCTCCATTCGTGTGGATTACGCGCCATAGGGTTAGCTGGAGCGTGTGACCCTGTCGGTTCGCGTGCCCGTCGCGCATCCGGTTATGGAATGCGCTATCTGGCTGTGCCATTGTTTCAATCTCAGACATTAGTTAGCCTCCGTCACATTGTTGATTGTCGAGTAGGCCATAACCTGATTAAAAGTGGAGGCAATTAGGCATGTTTCAGTAACGGCATGCACGCGCATTCCAGCGTATTCCCGTAGTGAGTCATCAAGCATTACGCCTCCAGCGCGGCTCATAGAGTCCGCTACGCGGTCGGCGGGCACCCATGCCCCATAACCGTCGCGGCCTACTTGAACTGTGTCAATATGGGCACCGTGGCGCGCCTTGAACCATTGCGAGACTGTGCCCGCTGGAGTGGCCTCCATGGCTTGCGTGATGTCATCAATAACCGCGCGCGTGTAGTCGCTACAATTAGCGGGCACGCGCTCCAGCACGGCAGACAGTACAGCTTGGGGTGTGGTTGTTTCGGTAGACATTGTTTCGGCTCCAGTTCAATTGGGTTAGTGGCAGGTAGTCACCATAAGCACTACAGAGTTAAGGCTGTAGTGCCTAGTCGATTACCTAAGCGGTTACGGCTTGCGCGCGTAATAGTCGAATGAGTTAGCCATGTTATAGAGGCCATCGACTAATGCCGTGGTGGACATTCCAGCGGCATGGCGCGAAGCAATGCGGGATAGTTCGGCGTTATAGCGATCAACCTGTATGGGAGGCCACACCGCGCCATTCCAGCGGCGTACACCATAGGGAATAGCGCTAGTACCCGTGAGTCCAGCGGGGGCAGTTGTTTCGGGCATTAGTTGTCCTCCGTGATGTCGGCAAGGATGGATAGAAACGCGTCGCGCCCGCTGAACGCTCCAGCGGTAAGGCGGAAATACTTGAGCATGAGTTGATCAATATCCTCGGACTCGATCATGCTGAACACAGCGCGCGCGGCCTGTCGCTCAGTGCTTGCGCGGCACAGCTCCAGCTCATAGGTGTCGACCCCGTCCTCATAGGCTTGGCTCATGTACGGTTCAACATGATAAGCGCGCCCGTCCAGCGTGCGCGATAGCTCCACTAGGCGCGTGGCACTGATACCCGTAGCTAGTTCAATAGCGTGTGTGTGCTTGTCACGCGCGCCATGGTCAAACGGCATGCGCTTAGTGTGCCCATTGCAGGTGACTAGAACGCGTGTACCCCCGTTAGGGTGCGTCACTAGGCGGGCGCGTACTTGAGTAGCGTCTTGTGAGTTGTCATGTGTCAGCATTAGTTTGTCTCCAGTTCAGCGGCGATGCGCACGAGGTCAAACGCGCGGGGCGCGTAGCCTCCAGTCTTAAGGGCGCGCGCCTCTCGGCGGGCGATTGTTTCGCGCTTGGCTTGTGCCGTGCGCGTAGTGTCGCGCGTGCTATTGGTCATTCTTGCGTTAGACATTGCAGACTCTCTTCTATGGTGGCTGGAGCGATTAGTAGCAGGTAGTGAACATGCGCCCGTTTGCGTCAATGCAAACGGCCAGAATGGCGGTACGCACATGCACGCCATCAATACGAATGGCGGCACAAGTTGTCATGTCATCCCATGAGCTACGCACCCATGGAGCGATGACAGTCACGCGGCGCGACAGGCGCGCGCGCGGGGCGCGCGCGGGCATAGGGGCGGCTAGTTGGCGTTTCGTTGAATTTGTCATGCCTCCAGCATAGTCTATATTCGTCTAAGTGTTCCAGGTTTTAGGCAATTTTTTACCCCCAGTTTGGGGGGTAGGCAATTTCGATGGCGGGGGCGTACCGGGGGCGCGCGCTCCAGCTCCCACTAATGAGAATTGTTCACTACTGGGGTTGCCGGCTTAAACAATCGAGTTTATCTCAGCATTTCCGGCCGGCGCCTCTATCTAGTACCCATAGATAATTTCCACCCCAAATCAAATCCCTCCAGCAAACCCCCTCCCCACACATCCCTTCAAAAATTTTCCCCAAAAAATTGAAACAACCTGTCGAGCTGAACTATGCTGACGAAAGGTTCGGACGCGGAGCACTCCCGGTTCGCAGATCTCCACCATTCATTTCTTTCAAGGAGAATCATGCACGTCACAGCGAAGTTCTATGTCAGCAAAATAATCAAGAGCGCAGCGTTTGACAACATCAACGTCGAGCTCCTGCCTGTTACGCGTAAGGCCGAAGACAATGTCGATTGGGCGAAGTACACGCCCAGCGGCAAACTCGAGATGAGCGTGACCACGAAGACTGAGGCCGCGCAGTGGTTTGAGGACATGCTCGGCAAGGATGTGTCGATGACTTTCGAGGAAGCAGTTGACGAAGACGACACCAGGCCATAGAGTCATCTGCAGCTGACCCGGCAAGTTGTGAACAGCATATGAAGGCCGTTCACTCTAAGCCCGCTGCGAGATCTCGGAGGCGACCGGGAGATGAGATCTCAACCACCATCACTGCAACTTCTCGAAGGACGAGCAACCTGGTGGATAACTGAAAATTGCACTCACATAAGTTGGCCCCGTACATGAGTAACCGGAAGGTGAAAAGTGCGGGGCTTTCTTGCGCCCAAAAACGTATGCCGTAAAAAGTATTTGACGCGAGGGCTACGCCCACCCATAATCAGGGCATGGACAAATACACCACAGAAGATGACCAGGCTAAAGCCCGTGAGCAAGCCAAGGATCAAAGATACCGAAACCACGAGATCCCCGAAGAGCAGCTGGACTTGTTGCGCGCCGGCTGGCGTATCGGCGTACCCGATTGCACCCAAGAAGCATTACAGGCTGCAGCGCGACGACTACGCGCAGCAAACCCGTTACTGGAACGGCAAGAACTAGGGTTCCCCACGCTGGCGGCCGAAGTGCAGCGGCACAATGTTGAGATGCACAACAACCGCCGCGAGGCGACCGCAACACAGTCTTTGCGTAGGTTCTTGAAGTATGCCGACGATGTAGCCGTAGCCAAAAATGTTGAATGGGCGCAAGGTGGACACCTCACCCCATGGGCGGACGTGAAAGGTTACATCGAAGATGAGATAAGGATTGATGGCCGCCACGAGGACAAGACGGTGGTTGTGCGATCGGCCCGCAAAGCCGGCAAGACTACGGCCGCGCGTAAAGCGAATGGGCGGATCCAGCGAGCTCGAGTTTTGGCGGGCAACACAGCGTTGCTTGGCGTGCCTAAAACCCCGCTCGGGTATGCGCCCACAATGCCGAAGTCGAACCATGACAAAGAGGTTGACGAGATAATTGAGGTGGCGAAAAGTATGGGCATAGCCCTGGACGACTGGCAGAAGAGTTTTGTTTCAAACATTCTGCAGCTGTCACGCACCCGCGCACCGAGGAAGCACGGAAAGGTTCGGCCATGACGCTCCGGCTACTGATCGGCGGTACGGCTGACGGTCAATATCATAATGTCAATGATCGGTATGACATCCACCTTGTACCCATTCCCGACGACTTCACGGTCGGCGAGCGCCCGTCCATGCTGCAGAAATACAAACGCACCAAGGCGGCAATCAGTGTCGCCCCGGAGGGTGCGGTAATTCTGGTGGCTTATGTTCATGAAGATTTGAACCTGACCGACTTCCAACTACTGACCCGCCTATTCCGCGATGATGTGGTGGTGGAGCGATGAACGAGCGCGAGAGCTTGACGCACCTACTCGGCACTATGGCGGGGCGTATGCTCTGTTTCGTTTGGGGCGATTTTAGTGAGTCCATGAAGATGCGCGCGCACATTCGCAACAAACGTCGCCAGTACGCTTTCATGAAAAAGTTTCCGCCACCACGCATAGTGCTCGGCAAAGGAACATCCAGTTACATCGAGTCGAGAGTTGGCATGCAGTGAGCGACAAACTTGAAGTACCCCCAGTACCGGAAGGGCTGTGCGGTATTGGCGGCTGCGTGTTCATTCTTGGGCACGCCAGCAACAAACATTCGTGGGAGAAGATCATCACACTGTACGAAATCCGCTAACCACCTATATGCCGCATGAGGCATTAGTAATGTTCTCGAGAACCTGCCACAATCATGAAACGCCAACAACGGCGCCCAGCCACAAGGAGAAAAACTATGACCGAAACAACCCCCACCGAAACGAAGAAGGCTCCGACGAAACGTGACGTGAAAGCGTTGTTCGACAGTTTCCGTCGCGAAGACAAGCCTGACATTGGCCCCGCACAGGCCGAGCGCCTACGCCGGCTAGAAGAGTTCGCCGACCTGACCGCCATCATCGCTGAGTCGTTTGAGAAGTTCGCGGCATCTGCAACAGCCCCCGAGCTGGTGAGTGCGCTCAAAAACCTGCAGCAGTTCCACAAGAAAGGTGCTGCCGCTATCGCCGACCAGAGCGATGCTGCACTCCTGGCCGACCCGGATGAAACGCCCGCGCCTGTCACCCGCAAGCCTCGCGTGAAGAAACTGGAAGAACCCGCGCCGGCTGTAGCTGTAGTCGAAGAAGCCGAAGCCGAGGTTGAGCCGGAGTCCGCGCCAGCAGTCGAGCCGGAAGAAGCGCTCGAAGAGAAGGGTGACAATGACGACAGCGACTATGTTGAGCCGATGACCGAAGAGGACGTCGCCGACGAAACCCCCGCGGCACTCGTCGACGATGACCCGAAGGCGGAAGAAACCTTTGAGGCATACAACGCTCGCCGTAAAGCTGAACGCGCCGCTGCAGCCACAGTGGAAGAGGCGCCGGCAGCTGAACCGGCCACAACAACTCGACAGTTGCGTAGTGGCCCAGGAACCCGCGTTGCACCGAAGCTTGAAGAGGAAGGCTTCTAATGGCTGCGCGAGATCTTGTTGATCGAGCTGACTCGTGATCCCCGCCACACTGCTTATCGCAGCGTTCCTATTCTTGGTGGCGTGCCTATTCGCCTGGGCGTGTGTTGGCGCTGGCCGAGAGTGGGCGTGGCTGCCTTGGGCTACATCATTTCTGCCGCTAGTGGCCGTGGCATTCGCCGTGGCCGCCACGGTGATTGATGATCTGTCATGAGCAAGCTTTTGATCGGCGACCATGTTTGGCTCGACGACCCCAACCCTAAAAAAGTTCACTGGATTATCGAAGGTCTCGGCATGCGTCGAGGCGAAGGCTGCATTGAAGAGCTCCAGTACGCAAACCTAAGATCCGGGCTTACCGGCATAAGAAAACGTGGGGTCTCGCTCATTCGCCTGACGCTGCACACGAGAGGACAGGCTGACATGCCATTCGGCAAAAAGAGCAAGATTGATCCCGCGCAAAAGGTTGCCGAAAACAACATGCTTGTTTGGGTTCGCAACGAGATGCAAGCCGAAGGTCTCGTGCAAAAGATTGACGGCCAGCTGCTTGTGCGCGACAAGGATCGCGTGTTCATGGTCGAAGTGACCGTTCACGACGTTACGGGGGCGTGAAATGAGTGAGTCACTGGAAGCGGATTGGGAAACTGTCAGAGCCGCTCTGACGTCTTTTGGGAGGATTTATAGTCCTGATAAAAATGATCGAGACAAGGTTGAAGGTAAGATTTCCGACTTCATCGGCCGAGCGGGGGTCAGGGCTGCAGAGGCAGACGTATTGCAAGGCATTCTCATTGACAAGGCGCGTGAAATTGCTCGACTGAAATCTGACGTTGCCGAATTGACCGAGACACTTTCGATCAAGCGCGAACTGCCGCACCCCCTAGACGAGATGCTGTCCAGTATCGGTCTTGATGGGGAGATTCCATTTGGGGGAGCTCGGCTGGTCGTAACCGCCACGCACGAGCCGAACCGATTTGCGGATTGGCGTATTGTAAATATCTCACGCGAAGAACCTTTGGCGCAGTTTCCGGACAACTCCAGCGCGTAGTGCTGGGCTATACTGCCGAGCATGGCACCATCACAACCTAACGAAGTTTCAATCTACGCTGCGGTCGGCAGCGGTGGAGAGTTGAGTGGTCTCGACGATCAGCTTCTCAAAATCGTTGCCGCCGCGGGTGGACACATTTCGGGTGAAGAGATCTCTCGGGAGCTCAACATTTCCAGCATGACCCCGATGCGTTGCGTACAGCGCATTCGTGAGATTCTGAAAAGTCAAGACATCCTCTCGCAGTCAGACCAGAAAGCTTTGATCCTGCGAGATTTTGTGCAGCTACGCGACAAGCTTTTCGAGCAGATCAACGACGGGGATGAAGCCGTCACAAAAGATGGTGTTGTCATCTCCCTGCCGACCAGCGCCGGCTACTACAACGCAATGATCCGCCTCCTGAAAGAGTGGAGCGCGTTGATTACATCCATGCGCACTGACATTCAGCAAGAAACTGTGCTGATTCGTCAAGCGCACGCGAAGATCATGATGGGCGCGATCGAGGTAATGTTCGACAGCATGATGGATGGCCTCAAGGACCAGGGCTACGACATTCCCCACGCGCTCGGCATGCAGCTACTCGAAGAGGCCATGCCTAAAGTGTTCCAGTCGATCGACAAGCGAACCAGTCATGACTAGCTCCGGTGCATCATGGCTTGGCGGGCTAGAGAACGATGTCCTCGCCGAGATCCGCGCCAAAAGCCAGAAGGCGCTCTACCTCAGCGACCCCGAGGCGTGGCTGTGGGATGTGCTCGGCTACCGCTGGCATTCCAAGCAACGCGAGATCGGTGAAGCGTTCCTCAACAACCGACGCATCGCAATCAAATCATCCAACGGCGCCGGCAAGTCTCGGCAGGTCGGTGAGCTCATAACGTGGGGTATCTCTGTTCACGAGCCTGGTGAGCTTCTGGCGATCTGTTCCGCGCCGACCATGCGCCAGATCGAGCAGACAACTTTCGCCTATCTGGCGGCAAACTACAGCCGAATGAAGGCACGCAAGCACGCACCTATCGGTCGACTTACCTCGTCGATGTGGACGTATCAGGAAGACAGCCAGAGCCGTGCCCGATCTCTCGTGCTCGGCCAGAAACCTTCCGACCAGGACATCATTGGCTCGTTCCAAGGTATTCGAGCTATCGGTGATAACGGTGAAGGTAAAGCGTCAAAGACGTGGGTTCTTCTCGACGAGGGCGGTTCAGTGCCGGCTGACCTGTTCGTCGCGGCCGAAGCGGTAACGACAGGTGCGGCCGACAACAAGATTCTGACCATTGGAAACCCGGACTCGACGGGAACCTATTTTCAGAAAATCTTTGAAGACGACCGGATCTCTCAAGACTGGAACACGAACACCATTTCGGCGTTCGACCTGCCCACCTTCACGGGCGAGATTGTCTACCCGAATGACCCGAAGATGCAGGAGGCGATGCTTTCTTCGGGAATGATTGACCGCGCGTGGGTTGAGCAGAAAGAGCGGGCGTGGGGTAAAGAGTCCGCACGTTACCTGTCCAAAGTTCTCGGCCAGTTCCCTGACGGCGATGACTGGTCGTTCTTCCCCCAGAGCGTCATCAACAAGTCCGAAGAGACCGAGATCGAAGAGGATGAGCTGGGCGCGCGCACGCTCGGCGTTGACCTTGCCGATGGTGGCCCCGACGACTCGAAGGCATACTTGAACATCAGTGGCCGGGTTCGCCACCGTCGCACATGGAACGAAGGTAACGAGTCGGTTGCCCAGATCCACGAGCAAGCTATCGCCACAGACGCAAGCGTTGTGGTCATTGACCGTATCGGTGTCGGCGCTGGCCCCTACAACGTGCTGGCCGCTCGCAACGACCGCTACTACACACTTGTCGGCGCGAAGGCATCCGAGAAAAGCCCCGACCCGTCACAGTGGGCGGATGCTCGTGCGTACTGGTATGACACGCTGCGCGAAGGCATGAAGAAAGGTGAAGTCGACCTCGACTTCTTCGACGAAGACAGTAAGGGTAACGAGATCGGCCGGCTACTCAAAGAGCAGCTTGAGCAAACCATCTACGGGTTCAACAACAAGGGTGCTATCCGAATCGAGTCGAAGAAGGATCTGCGCAAGCGTGGGGTGAAGTCTCCCGACGACCTCGACGCTGTCGTTTTCGCTTATGCCGTGAACGCTCAACTGATCGTCGAAGACCCCCTATCTGGCCGTGAAGGTGAGATTGCCGTCGAGGATCCTTACGACGAGTTTGAGAGCTTGGCGGGGTTCCCCATTTAGTTTTTGGGCGTTTTATCGCCGAAAAGCGAGAAAAAACGTTCGATAGCCTAGAATCGCGGCATGGCATCTTCCAGCGAAACCACTAAAACCCGATTCCTCGACCGCATCATTGGCCCGAGTCCCCGGGAGCGCGAGCTGGAATCTCAGATCGACGAGATTGAAGGCATGTTCTCTGCTATGCGCGACAAGCATGAGAACCTGCAGATCGACTCGGCGGGTGGCCCCGAAAACATGCACGAGGCTCTTGCTGGTATCGACATGATGCTGGATGCCCAAGGCTGGACGAACATCTTTGAGTATGAAGAGGATGGCGGGCTGACGCTACGCCAGATCAAAGAAGCTTCCCGCCAGATCCGCGAACTGGTTGTCGGAAACCCTTTCATCGCCAACGGTGCTCGAATCCGAACTGCAGCATCATGGGCGGGCGGGGTGGAGTTCTCTTGCCGCAACCGCACAGGGGATCGCTCCAACAAACAGCTACCCGCCAAGGTGCAAGACATCATGGAAACCTCGTGGGCGCAGCGTTACCTTTTCGGCAACCGCGCGCACGGCGAGCTCGAACGTGGCGCATTCTCTGACGGCAACCTGTTCTTCCTGGGCCGCGACATCGACAAGAAACTCCAGCGCATCCAGCTGCAGGAGATCACTGGCGCTTTGCATAACCCGAACAACTCGGAAGAGATTTTCGCCTACCGTCGCCAGTGGAACCCCGACCCCCAAAACCCGGACAAGAGCCAAGAGCTCCGCACACGCTGGTACTACACTGACGCAGTTCCAATCAGTGAGCGCAAGCGCAGCATCAAGGTTCGTGGCGGGCAGCTGGAGACCGCCGAAGTTGGCTACACGATGATCGACGTTGCTTTCAATCGGCAAATCGGCTGGGCGTTCGGCGTGCCTGATGCACTTTCTATCGTCGCCTGGTCTCGCCTCTACAAAGAGTTTCTGACCAACGGTTACGTCATGAGTCGATCGCTCGCAAAGCTGGCCTACAAGATCACGGTCAACAATGCAAAGGGTGGAGCGAACGCCTCCCACACAATCAACAAGCCCGGGCAAGCTGGATCCACATTCGTCGAAGGCTCCGGCAATGCGCTCACCCCGCTGGCGACAGCCGGCAAAGGTTACGACTTCGCTTCGGGCAACGGGCTTGCCGGCGCCATTGCGGCCGGTCTCGGCGTTTCCCTTCTGGCGCTACTGTCCAACCCGGCAGCGGCGACAGGTTCCAACGCTGCAGCACAGACACTTGACCCCATTGCGAAAGCCACCGCGGCCGTTCGTCGCTCAGAGTGGGAGGACGACTTTGTTCGCATCTTCCGCTACATCGGGCTGGAGAAGAAACTCGTCACCACTTGGTATGACCTTCCGGGCGACACGCTGCAGCGGCTCATGCAAGCTTGGACGCTCGTTGACGGCATGGAAGTGTTTGGTGCAGAAGTGATGCAGCGCGAAATTTCTCGAGTCATGAACATTAGCGACCCGGGCAAGATCCCGAAGGGGTGGAAGCCTAAATCTGAGCGTGGCGTGGCCGACCTGAGTACGGCTGGTAATGCTGGCGCGACAAGCGGTTCCGGCCAGGGCGCAGACGACGGTTCTAAGGGCTCTGACGACGACCACGACGACGACAACGACAATTAGTTCTCGGCGTTGCGCTGAATATGCCCTGAAAGGCATGTAGTATCTGCTTCATGACTACGAAGATTAGCGAGCGCGTCGGCAACGTCATCTCACTACCCGAAGGAAAAGGCGATGTCTACCTCGTCCGCCTTATGGGCTGGGAGGATGGCGACACTGTCGTAGAGGGTTCCAGCGCTGACTACCCCATCGAAGCGATCAAGCGAGACTTCGCCGAAGCTTTCCCCAAAGGCACGCGAATGCGAGCCAACCACGACGGAATTTGCGAGTCCGGTGGAGACATTCGCCGCATCATGGCGAAGACCATCGAGGACGCCCACGTCGGCGAAGATGGCATGTACGCCCGAGTCCGCGTGGCCGAGCAGTACAACACTTTCGCAGCAGAATTTTTCGACATCATCGGAACCTCGATTTCGGCAGCTTGCGAGTTGGCGACCGAGGCAGCACGCGATGAAGATGGCGACCTGATCCTCGATCACGAGGGCAAGCCGGAGATGATCACTAAGCGCAGCGAGCGCGGCGCAGTTGTCGTCGAGCGATTCCTGACAGCCAAAGAGTCCCCGTACAACTCAGTAGATTTTGTTGAAGCCCCCGGCGCAGACGGGCGCGTTGTTGCGCGCGCCGTTGAGAGCGCAAAGGTCGCACTTGAGGGCTTCACCATTCGGGAGGCGGCAACCTTTATCAAGGGAACCATCAAGCCCGTAAAAGAGGATTCCCCAGCAACCCCGCTGCGGAGTAATGAGGAGGAACACATGGACAAGGAAGAGCGCGAAGCTCTTGCGTTCCAGATTTCGGGTCAGGTAACTGAATCCGTGCTGGCTACGCTCCGTCCGGCAGAGTCCGCCCCCGAACAGCCCACTCTCGGTACCATCACCGAGGCCGTCATTGCGGCGGGGCTGACCGAGGCTGGACGCGCCGAAGTCTACGCGCGGGTTGACCGCGGCGAAACGCTTGAGGGCGCTATCGCTGCAGAGGCCAAGCGTGAGGCTGACATCGAAGCAGAAGTGCAGCGTCGAGTTGAGGCGGCTTCGGCCAAGCCAACTGGTGACGTGTTCGACTTCGGCTACGAGAGCGATGACCGCACTGGCGGCAAGCTCGGCACCGAATCTGGTCAGGCCGAATCCGGCAAGATCAACGAAGAGTTTGACGCAATCATGGAGGCAAACTAATGACTAACGGAGTCGTAAAGAACAGCGCGAGCTGGGCTTCGATCTGGGTCAAGGAAGTAAACCTCGGTTCCGTCGAGGCGAGTCTTCCTGGTGGCAGCGCAGCTTTGGCGATCAACATGATCACTCAGGTCGGCGCAAAGATCGGTGTCATCACCGAAGTTCCCCAGATCCGTGAAGACGGAAACTTCTGGGCAACTGTCGACATGGCTGCACTTGTGCGCCTTGAGGGCATGGCTGGAACCGCAACAGATGGTGCAACGGTCTACAAGGCCACGGGCATCGCTGGTGCTCCAAAGCTGACCTCGACGGTGGGCTCACCGCCTATCGGATTCCTCGATCGCCCAAAGCTGGCGACCGGAGATGACGCTTGGGTTCAGCTCGTTCCCGGTCTCTTGATCGCCTCAACTCAAACGGTATAAGGAGCTATAAATCATGGCATCAAAAGCACAGCTCGAAGCCGCAAAGCTTTGGCGAGCAGCGGAAGGCAAGTCGGCTACCGTCGACGGGCCCAAGCCAACACGTCGCGAGCAGCAGAGCGCTCAAATCAAGTTTGCGGAGTCCATCGCTTATGGCGGACTCGCAACACAGCTCCAGCCGGCACTCGTTCGTAGCCTCCGTAGCTACTTCGACTCGACCCCCGTTGTCGCTGACCAGTTCACGCGCCTTTGGGAGTTTGAGGGAATTGACCGGGATGAAGAGTACAACCTGTACGGCTTCAACCAGGACAACATTCCCGAGACCAACAACGGTGACGCGTTCATCCCCGGTGGTCTTCCGTCGATCGGCCGTCGTGAGTCGTACCCCGAAATCGGTGTTCAGGCTTCCGGCAAGAAAGGCCGCGTAAGCAAGGTCGGTGAGGCTTTCGGTCTCGACTGGGAAAGCATCGTCAACTCGCGCGGTGCTCGCGTCAACCTTCTCCGTGATGCAATCGAGCGCTTCGGCCGCGATGCAGCAAACGAAGGTGACATCCGTGTAGCAAAGCAGCTCGTAACTTCGAGCGGTTTCGCAACAGGTGGCGGACTGGCCGACGCTACGGCGCTTACCGGAAACCCTGACCTTCTTGACCCCGTTAGCCTCGCAGCAGCCATCGCGCAGCTGCAGGGCGTACAGGTCGAAGGGCAGGAGAATGAGGTTCAGAAGTTCGTTGTTCTGACCTCAGTTTCCAACGCTCCGAAGATCCGACAGGGCATCGCCAACCGTCGCATCATCCGTAACCCTGGTGTTGCAGATGGCGCGTCGTGGGAAGAGACCGTCGACTATGGCGCAGAGGTCGAAGTTCTCGGCTTCCGCTGGCTCAAGTCGATCTGGTCCGGTATCGGAAACGGTGCGCTCATTGTGCCCGTTCCTTCGGCCGACCAGCTCCCCGTGCTCACGCGCAACCGACTCCAGGGCTACAGTGACCCGTCGTTCTGGATCAAGGACTCGAACGCCAAGAGCGCCAACGGTGGCGGGGAAATCAACCCCGAAGCCGATGGTGACTTCGACAGCGATGCAATCGTGTCCAAGGTTCGTCACGTTGTGGGAGCTTCGGCTCTCTGGACGAACCAGATCGGTTACACGACCGGCGCGAACGTCTAGTCGCTCACAAAGCGCAAAGAATGGCCTCACCGAAAGGTGGGGCCATTCTGCTATGCTCAGGATGGCAGCCCGCTTCTCCGCTCGGCTCCTTAACGAAACCCCAGTAACCGCGTCTGTCACGAGCGGGGTTGCTGGGGTTTTCGCCTGTCGCATGTAAGATGCGACTATGGCAAACGACGGCATCTACCCCCCGAACTTCGACACCGACGTTGGCATGGTGCGTCTGCTAACGAGTGACACCGATCCACAGGTCAATCCTGGCCTTGACGGCGCGCCCGACACCTACTCTTATCTTTGGGCCAGCGACAACGAGATCGAAGCCTACATCCGCGTCACCGGCTCTACCCAGCGTGCCGCTCTTCGCATTCTTCGCCTGGTGGCGATGACCCCGGCGATGCAGTACAAGAAGTGGGCAAGTGCTGACCTTTCCGTCGATGGCGCCGCAATCAGCAAGGCGCTTCGCGACCTGATCAATGACATTGAAAAGTCTCTGGACGGCGACAGCGACCAGATCGCCAGCGAATACTTTGCCATGGTCGACACGGGAACCGTTATGGGGCAGCCGGCATTCCATCGCACGCTCAGCTACGGCGGAGCTGACGTCGACACGACCATCCCAATTATCTGATGGGCGTTTTCGCCTTCGGGCCGAGCGTTACCTCGATTGACATTGAGGGCATGGCCGAAGGCATGCGCCCTTCGCTGGAAATGTGGATGAACGCCCACATCAAAATCATTGACCCGCAGCGTCAAACTTCAACAAAATATGACCCCACGGCCGACACTGGTGGCACTGCAGCAGAGATCCTGGTGCTCGACTCGGGAGCGAACGGCGCGATCATCCAGCCAATCCGAAGCCCCTC